GTCAAGTCCTGAATGGAATGGATATTCATGAGGAAGTTGTAAAAGATCACAGCTATGTTTTGATTGCTGACACTGCGAGAGGAAATGGACTTGACGCTTCTGCATTCGTTGTGATTGATATTACACAAAAGCCATACAAAATGGTAGCTAAATATAAGAATGCATTCATATCGCCTTTATTGTTTCCCAATGTTATTCAACAAGCAGGTAAATATTACAACGACGCTTACTTGTTGATTGAGAACAATGACTCTGGTGGTCAGGTTGCAGATATTCTGTACCATGACCTAGAATATGAGAACATGTTCTTTACTGAACTGGATAGAGGTGATGCAAGAGTTTCTGAACTGAGTAAAGTTCGTACAATGGGAATACGAACAACAAAAAGAACAAAGACTGTTGGTTGTAACTCAATCAAAGCGTTGATTGAAAATTATGAACTGATCGTAAATGACTTTGAAGTGATTGAAGAATTTTCATGCTTTATATTAAAACGTAATGGAACCTACGCAGCTGAAGATGGTAAACATGATGACATGGTGATGTGCTTGGTTCTGTTTGGTTGGTTAGCAACCCAGCCATTCTTTAGAGATTTAACGAACGTAGATGTAAGGCGAAGAATGTACGAAGATGAGATGAAAGCTATGGAGGAACAGCTAATTTCTCCTTATTTTTCAACTCAACAAGATGAGTTTGAAGAGAAGTATGGTATCATAGATAGAAATATGACGAGAATGGGTGATGCCGTTTGGTACACTGTCCCATCTCCTAATGATGATTATCGCTGAAAATGTTATTTTTATAAATAATCGTAATGGCGCCTTCCATAAAATTAGGAGAATAAAATGGCATTTCAAGTTTCACCTGGCATAAACGTATCTGAGATTGACTTAACTTCGTCAGTCCCAGGAGTTTCAGTATCCACTGGCGCTATTGCTGGTGCGTTCAAGTGGGGTCCTGCACTAGAACCAACTTCTGTTTCAAGTGAAACAGAACTTGTTAGCACATTTGGTGCACCAGATAATGATACAGCAAACGTATTCTTTACTGCTGCTAGCTTCCTGGCATATTCCAACGATCTTTATGTTGTTAGAGCAGTGAATGCTACAACAACAAAAAATGCGGTCGCTAGCGCAAACTCTAGAGTTAACACTTCAGTTTCAGTAACTGGAACAGCTGACATTAATGGAACAACTGTTGTCCTTGGATCTGGTACCGCATTTGACTCCGAGCTTGTGAGTGGTGATTTTATTACAATCAACTCAAATACAAGAACAGTCAACGTTGTAACAAATGCTGCACATTTGACTGTAACGACTGCTTTCAGCCAGACGCTGTCAGCTCAAACATTCACTGCTCTTAGATCAGTTGGTCAAACAACTGCTGGTATTCTTGTAGAAAATTCATCCGAATACTTTACTGGTGAATATACTGGAACAGCAGCTGCAAACGTTGCATTTATCGCAAGATACGCTGGCGACAAAGGAAACTCACTTCTAGTTTCAATTTGCCCATCAAGTGGTGCATTCACAACATGGACTGCCGCATATAAGAATCTATTTGACAGTGCTCCTGGCACATCAGACTATGCTGATGGTAAAGGTGGTTCTAATGACGAAATGCATATCGTTGTTGTTGATGCTGGTGGTCTATTCACTGGTACACCTGGAACTGTTGTTGAGAAATTTGGTTATGTATCAAAAGGTTCTGATGCCAGAAATGACGATGGCTCAACAAACTATTACAAAGAAGTCCTCTTTAATAAGTCAAAGTATATCTACTGGGCGAATCATCCAGCAAATACTGCGAATGGCACCAACACATCTAACTGGGGATCAACTGTTCTGAATACAACATTCGGTGCAGGTAACAACTATACGTCTAGATTTGGACAGGGCGCTGACGGATCAATCAGCACAGGTCAACTGCAAACAGCTTATGCTCTTTACAACGATAAAGAGAACATTGACATTTCATTGGTGATTTCTGCAGATGGACACGACAAAGGAATAGCTGGCAATCTTTTTGATCTTGCAGATAGCAGAAAAGACTGTGTTGCGTTTATTTCCCCAACTTTCGTGGACACATTTGAAACTGATCCAGCGGTAAGTATTGCTGGAACAGCAACTGCACTTTCAACAAGAAACTCTTATGGTGTTCATGATAGTGGTTGGAAGTACATGTATGACAAGTACAACGACAAGTATCGTTGGGTTCCACTGAATGGCGACATTGCTGGTCTCTGTGCAAGAACTGACAGAGATAGAGATCCTTGGTTCTCACCAGCAGGATTTGCTAGAGGTGCAATAAGAAATGTTGTGAAGCTGGCGTTTAATCCAAACCAGACAGATCGAGATACGCTATACAAGGCTGGTGTAAACCCAGTTGTTTCTCTCCCAGGAGAAGGAACGCTATTGTTTGGCGATAAGACTCTTTCAATCAAACCATCAGCATTTGATCGTATTAATGTTCGTCGTCTGTTCATTGTTCTCGAGAAAGCGATTTCTAGGGCAGCAAGAGCAAGCCTCTTTGAATTCAATGATGAGTTTACAAGAGCGCAGTTCGTAAGTCTGGTTGAACCATTCCTCAGAACTGTACAAGGTCGTCGTGGTATCTATGATTTCCGCGTTGTTTGTGATGAAACAAACAATACTGCTGACATCATCGACAGAAATGAGTTTGTCGGCGACATCTATATCAAGCCAGCAAGAAGCATCAACTTCGTTCAGTTGAACTTCGTGGCTGTAAGAACTGGCGTTGAATTCCAGGAAATCGTTGGTAGATTCTAATAGGAGAATAACATGGCGTTTAACGTAAACGAATTTCGTCAACAGATAGTAGGTGATGGTGCGAGACCAAACCTATTTGAAGTTAATCTTAACTTCCCTTCTTTCTCTAAATCAGGCGATAGAGTTGATGCGAAGATGAGATTCATGTGTAACGGTGCGCAGCTGCCAGGCACTACGCTTGGCGTTGCGCCAGTGTTTTATTTCGGAAGAGAAATAAAACTAGCTGGTAATAGACAGTATCCAGAATGGACTGTTAACGTAATCAACGACGAAGATTTCGTCGTTCGAAATGCGCTGGAAAGATGGATTGCTGCGATCAATGATCCAGTTCAGAACATTCGCAATCCAGTTGCAAGTATCGTTGACGGTGGATATGGCGTCGATGGTGCTGTTATTCAGTATGGAAAGCGTGGCGAGAGAATCAAAGAGTATAACTTCGTCGGTATGTTCCCAATTGATGTGTCCCCAATCGAAGTTAACTGGTCAGCAAATGATCAGGTCGAAGAATTCTCAGTCACTTGGGCATTCCAATACTGGACCACACCAGACGCTGATAGTACTGTGAGCAATATTCTCGGTACTGTTGGCAGCGTCCTTTCGTAATTGATATAAGTATATGGGGGAGGGTTTCCTCCCCCAAACTTATAGGAGAAGCACTTGGCTATTAAATTATTTGGATATGAATTAGTACGCGATAAAAAGCAAGTCGCAGTTGAAACACAGACACCAATCACGCCTGCAATCGAAGACGGCGCGGTCAGCGTTACGTCTACTGGTTCATATGGCTTTTATGTTGATATCGACGGTTCATATCGATCAGAAATAGATTTGATCACCAAATATCGTACAATGGCAATTCAACCTGAAATTGAATCTGCTGTTGATGATATTACGAATGAAGCTGTTGTTCATGACAATCAGTCTAAAACTGTATCAATCATTCTTGATGATCTTGAACAGAAAGAAACAATCAAGAATAAGATCCGCGATGAATTTGACAATGTACTCAAACTTCTAAACTTCGGAAACGAAGGCGCAGATATATTCCGAAGATGGTATATTGATGGTAGACTGTACTATCATACAGTAATTGATAAGAACAACCCTCGTGATGGAATACAAAAGGTCATTTATATTGACCCAAGAAGAATTCGTAAAGTACGAAATGTTGTAAAGAAAAAAGACGCAGATGGAAGAGAGATTGTAGATAAAATTGATGAATTTTATATTTACAATGAAAAGATATTCAATCGAAATGAACAGAATCTCCCTCAAGTGCCAGGAAGTCCAACGTCAGGTATTACGTTCTCGAAAGATTCAATCGTATACACAACCTCTGGACTTCTAGATCCATCAAAGCAACTCGTACTTTCTTATCTACATAAAGCAATTCGTCCACTCAATCAACTAAGATTCGTAGAAGATGCAATTGTAATTTATAGACTCTCGCGCGCGCCAGAGAGAAGAGTATTCTATGTAGATGTTGGCAACATGCCAAGAATCAAGGCTGAGCAATATCTACAAAACATGATGATGAAGTT